CCGACTGCAAGATTAGCCGTCATTGTTTGTTGGTCTACGACGCGCACCAACCCATTCCTGTCGGGCAGTCTTATGGTGCGATTTTCAAGAGTTGGCGTAATGGGATAGAGGCTGGTGTTGAAACTGCCGTTGTACTGATACCAGATAAGCTGGTTTTCTGCACTAAAGTACAAAGCGTCGTTATCAAATATATAGGTGGCGGTGCTTGACCCAGCTTTCATTTGGTTAAATTGTATTCTACCATCTTCACTGCCGTCTGTTACATCCCGTGTTATAGAATAAATTTCATTATAAGTAGTTGTTTCGCTGGCACTGTTTGGTGCTTGAAAAAAAATAATTGAGGTTGTGTCAAAATCTGCAACATCGCTAGTGTTGTTGCTGCGGAGATAAACAGCTGGCCTGCTGTCTGTATCGTCACCCTGAATAATTAAATTATTTGTATCTATAACGCCATTGGTGCCGTCAGAGTAAATCTCCATGTCATCGCCAGCACCAAACTTTAACTTGGCGTTGTCGGCAAACTCTAAAGCATCGTCACTAGCATCCCACACAACATTGTAGTTTGCGCCTGTCAGGGTCAGGTCATCTGTAAAGGTAATGCCTGTGCTGGTCGTCTCTAGGCGGTCAGTGTTGTTATAAAACAACTTGACATGACCGTCACTGCCGCCGAACTCAGCCATTTTGTTGGCGTTTTCTGCGCGTTCAATAAGCAAGTTATTTGGGGAGGTGCGATAAACTATATCAACGCCATTTGTGGTGCTTGAATAGTCAGAGCCGTCTCGGTAGCGCATGAAGTTGGGTCCACCGCCGCCTATATCCAGAACAGGAAGGGTGCCATTGCTGTTGGCTATGATTTGTTCGCCGCTGGTCATTGTGACATCGCCAGTGAACGTGCCGCCAGAAAGGGGCATAAATGAGCCGCCGCTGGAAATCTCTTTCACAGTGCCGTCTGAATGTTTGGTAAATAGCTTGGCGTCAGCGGTATTAACTGCCAATTCTCCGACTGACAGATCACTCGCTGATGGTGTGTCGCTTGCTGTTGAGGAGCGTTTTATCTGAATGGTGTTAGCCAATGTTCACCCCTACTTTTTGCTTGGCCGTCCTCTTTTTCGCGGACGGGTTGCTTCAAACTTTTCTTTCCACACAAGGCCGTTTTCACGTTCCATCTGTAGTGCTGTTTTGAGGCTTGCAACCTCACCCCTGATAGTAGACAGAGCGACAAGCAAGTCAGCGTTTTGATCTTCAAAGGCATCCTTGTTTGTGGACATGGCTTTCAACTGAGCCTGCGCCTCGCGTACCTGTTTCTTCTGCGTCTCATAACCAGCCAGAGCCTGTTCGTATTGAGCTATGGTGGCTCTTGCTACTTTTAGACTTGCGGCGGCTTCCAGATATTTGCCAATGATCTCACCCAAGTATTCTTCCTGCGCTTTTGCTAACGCTTCTACAACAGTAGTTTCCATTAATAAGTGCCACCATCAATCGTTTTGTTATCAAGGGTTTGCGCGTGACTTGCGAATACAAAGGTGTCATTGCCGCTGAGTAATGGCAACGTGACCGTCCTGTCTGCCGCCAACTCTGAAACAGCAAACACATATTGATGATCTGCGCTGGTGTCATTAATTTGCGGCGTTGTCATAACTGGGCTGGTAAGTGTTTTGTTGGTCAGCGTCTGGCTGTCACTTGTTCCCACAATCGTGCCGCTGGGGGCGTGTTGCCCGTCTAGCAAATCAGCGTTGAGGTTTGTCACCGCCGTGGTTGATGCAATGACTAACGGCGCGGTGCCTGTGGAAAGGGTGCTTGTGATCTGACTTGAAGCTGAGATGGTAGCTGTGTTCACTTGTGAATTTATGTGAAGATTGCTGAACTTTAGTGAGGCTGTACCAAGGTCTTGACCCGCATTGGTGGCAGGCGCAAACGCAGTGCTTGTAAGCTTCAATTCATCAGAGCCAGCAATCTTGATATCTATCTGGTCATCAGTGCTTGCGTGGATGCTGGTATCCGCATCGGCATCAAGGATAAGCTCTGTGCCGTTCATATCCAGACTTGTGGCTATGGTTGCGGCGGTGATGGTGGGCGACCCAGCAAGGTTACCTTCAATATTAGCTATCAGGGTCTGCTTGTTAAAACCTGTGCCGCTCTTATTAACTGTGGATGTTGGCTCTGCTTGAAGGCCATCAAACAGGATGAACTTTCCAGAATCATCCGCATCTCTTGCAAAACCCGCAAACTTGGTTGTGGCTGATTCCACATATTTGCCATAGAAGCCAAGGTCAACAGAGTTGGTCGTATTGTCTTTTGCCAGTTTAAACAGCGGGTCAGCAATTGAGACTGTAGTGGAGTCAATGGTCGTGGTGGTGCCTTCAACATCCAGATTACCAGTGATAGTCAGGTCGCCCGTGAAGGTGTCATTCGTGTTGCTTCTGAGGAACGCCCCCTCACCGCCTATCAAGCGGATGTTATCTGATGCATCACGATAGAAAAGTATCTGCGTTGCTTCAGTGAACGCTAATTCACCCTGCGCTATGTTAGAAGTAGTTGGCGCATCTGAGTCTGAGGTGTTCCGTTTTATCTTAATTGTGTTCGCCATCAGTATGTCCCCGCGTCAATTTCCTGAGTATAAACCCATTCATCACTAGAATTGCTAAACACTATAAAATCGCCGTCAGACGGCGCTGATGTTGGAACGTCCTTGCCCCCTATGGAGCTTGTGCCAGACGGCCCCTGTGGGCCTTGTGTGCCGACTGAGACTACTTCTATAGCGGTAGATAGCACCTCAACTCTGTTTTCTACGTTTTCGATAGACACAGCATTGGTTGACTGCGTGACAGTCAGATTCGTCTTGTCAGCTATAGTAACCTGATTGCTGGTTTCGGATATCTCAATGACATTGCCAGTTTCGACAACAACACTTGTGATTGAATCCGTAACGGTAACATCGTTCATCGTGTCACCTCTCTGACGATACTGTAGCTTCCCTCAATCAGACGGGTAACAACACCGCCAGATGATATAAGCTCCAGATCATACACGCCATTGCCAGCGGTCAGCGCGGCTGTATCTGATGCTGAGACTGTAAGCGTGACTGTGCCTGCGCCGCCGCCTAACGCAATGCGCCCATTCTCTGTTGTCAGTGTAAGGATTGCAGAGGCGTCTTCAATAAATGTCCGCAACGACATTCTCGCGGTGTAACCCGTAAGATTGATGGCACTGCCAGCGGAGTCTTTGTATGTGATGACAAGAGAAAAGGTTGAACCTTGCTCAATCGTTAAGCTGAAATTCCCTGCCGTCATCTGACCATTCCCCTACGCTATAAAGATTTTTTGGGACGGCCACGCTTTTTAGGCGCTTGCCCACCTTCCCACGCTTCATTTACGTCTGGTGTGCTTGGGTCATCGCCTTTTAGTGTGCCGTCGTCGTTTCTAGCCCTCTGTGGGGCGTCTGCCTTGGTTTCTGTAGGCTGAACCACCTTGGTTTCTTCTGCAAGCCCACGGGCCAAGAAATCGGCATTACGGGCCTTCTCCCAATCATGACTGTCAGAAAGCTCCTCACCTTCTGCATATGTGCGGGTGACTGACCCCATCGCGTTTGCCACGCCAACGGCTGGCCTGATCATTCTTATAGCCATCTAGCTCTCAGATGAAAGAAAGGGGGCAAGGCCAAACCCTGCCCCCGCTGTTTAGGCGTTGTGTGCTGTGAACGCATTATCACCAGTGTGACGGGCGTGACTCTTGATAACCGTTGTCCCCAGCGGTGTACCGTTAGAGTGTGTGCCAGTCTTGGCAATAGTGGTGCGGATGTACCGCTTTCCACCGCGATAACCAACCCGATAAGTTGCGCCCGTCGAGTCAGGGTTGCCGCCTGTGCCAGCGGTGCCTGTCCCGTCGATTTTCAAGAAAACGCCATCAGCGGCGATAGTGCCGTCAACGATGTCTGCTTGAGCCGCATCAGTAAAGGTTGAATTATCATCAGAATGCTCTAGCCCAATTTCAAAGAAGACTGAACCAGACAGGGTATCCCCTTCCGCGCCAATGGTGACAAGAACTGTTGCGCCTTCATAACCCTGAAGGTCAACACCTGTACCATTTGAAGCGGCTGTGGTTACAGCACTCTTGTGAGATAGGGCGGTTGCGATGCTATTTGAAAGGTCTTTCATGTCATCCCCCCCTTATGCACTGATGGTTTGAGTACGCAGGGCTTCAGCCAGCACAACCTGACCGCCAACCCGTGAACGAGCAACGTAACGAACATTGCCTGAAGTTGCCTGTGTGAATGGATCACGCATGACCGACAGGGACACTCTGTCCACAATCATATAGCCACGGGCGAAATCACCAAACGCGACAGGCTTGGCAGAACCAGCCACATCAGGCATATCTGGCATTTCCACATAGGGATATCCCAGAATGGTGTTTGGCACACCAGCCGTCAGCATCATGCCAGCTTGGAACACATACTGACCCCCGCCATCTTTCAAGCCACGGATTGCGGCGAGAGTGGTGCGGTTGAAGATAAATGTTCCATTCGTTCCATACGGAGTTTTCACCGCATGAACCAGATCAATCAGACCATCGCCAGTCAGAAGCGTTCCAGAACCAGAATTGGTGGTGCCAACGCTTGAGTTGGTCAGGACACCCTCTGGCTTTCCAACTGAGTCACCAGAGATAAAGGCGTTGCCCTCGTTCTTAGCAAACTGGGTTGAAAACTCTTCCTGCATCTCAGATTCAAGATTAAACACAGAATCTTCAAGCATCTGATTAGAGATATCGACCAACGCATATTGCTCGTGGGTTGGTATCTCTTCCAACTGAGTGGTGTAGCCAGTTGTCTCAGACCGTGTGCCTTGTTCAGCCACCCAAGCGGCAGAGAAGGTTGCGGTGCGAGATGGCATCTGAATCGACTTCTGGCTGGTCTGGCGAACACGAGCAATAGTACGCATTGGCGAGATTTCAGTCAGGGTCTTGATCAGTTCGTTGACATACTCAGGCGGGGCAAGGAAGCCAGCTTGGGTATCATCCGAAACCGTCAGAGCCTTGATCTCTTCTGGCTCAAGCCCTTGCTTGTCTTTGCGTAGCCACTTGTCAAACGCCTTGACAGCAACGTCCACTTGATCAGTTTCCATGCTGACCTCTGGCCGCTTTAGAAGAGCTTCCATGTTCTCTAGCTTTTCGCCAAAGCCCTTTTGCTCTTGCTGTGCAAGTGTCAGCTTCTGGTTAATGTCTTCAAAGCGGTCAAGATCAGCTTCAATGTTTTTCAGCTTTTCATCAACCAGCGGGTCAGACGAACCCTTTTTCTCGATTTCAGCTAGTCGAGCATCATTGGTGGCTTTGAATTCCTCAAAAGCCGTAGCCATGCCCTCGACTGCTGTTTTGATATCCTCAGACATCATCAGTCTCCTTTTAGGATGTTGGTGAGTTTGGCGATTGAATCAATCACCCCTGTCTGCTCATCGCCAACCTCTCGCTGGTCTAAAGCCTTTGCCACGGCCCCTGCCGCTACTTTTGATTCTGTGCGTGATAAACCGCCTTCCTCGCGAAGGAACGACTCCCACTCACGAACCGACCTAGCCTCTGATTTCACAGAGCGTATCCTTGCTCTGGTGTTCATCGGAAAGGTAACCGCGCTGATCTCCATTAGATCAACATCTTTCAACAAGCGTTTTTTGCCGCGCTCATCGTAAGAATATCCCTTGGCGTCTACGCGATAGCCCACTGACAAGCCATCGATAGCGCCCATCTTCATAAGCTCATAAACCTCGCGACCCTTCTGGGTCTGCATGGCAAGCTGGCCTTTAACATAAAGACCTTTTCTGTCTTCTCGAATGTCGGTGTAAATGCCGATTGGCGTTTTGGTATCGTGCTGGAATAGCATTTTGACCCGCTTGGGGTCTTTGTTTCTCAGTGATTTTTCAAATGCGCCTTGCACAACGACATCATTGCCCAAATCCTTATTGCCGAAAACGCTGGCGTAACCCTCAAACTGACCTTTTTTCTCATCGTCATCGTCATCAGTGTACGCTTTCAATTCAAAATCTGCGGCCAGATCAAGCGTCCCAGTCTGAAATTTCACCTCTACTTGCGCGTCTTCAGTCTCGACATCAGTGATCTCATTCATTTGAGTCCCCTTTTTACCACCATCGCGGAAACTGCCAAGACATACAGCGACCCTCTGGTCACGGCGGGAATACTCAGCTTGCATGGTATCACTGTCCATGCACCGCTCCATGAAATCCGATTCGCTTTCGCCAGCACTTGGCTTTGGAATTGGCATAGCTACTCCTAGTTTGTGAAAGCATACGCTAAGTTAAGCCATATAACAATATGCGAGAAAAATGAGTTTGATGTCGTTTTTGTTGTTGACAATAGTAACCCCTACATTAAGATGTAAGGACATTCAGATAACCACGGAGATTGAAATGCAAGACCAGATCAACAAAGCCTTCAAGGAACTCAACGCTCAGATGCTGGAGCGTCAAATGGCTTGGGCTATGGCCGCAAAGGATGCCTTGACCAACTTTGACGCCGCTGACCATGAAGACCTTGAGCACGCCAAGAGCCACTTTGGTGAGTGGAGCATGGAATACCGCCACCGCGTCTCGACCCGTAAAATTGAAATCTGCGGCGGTCAAAAATGGTGGGAGCAAATGTACGGTAGCAACAAGCAGATGCTGGCTGAGTTTGTAGCCAAAAACATTGCTGGCGTCATTGAGAGCCGTGACAACCGTATCATTGCCGCTCTTACCAAGGCAGGCATCACCGAAATCCCTGAGTTCACCCTGACCCATAGCAGTAACGGCTATGAAGGGATTTTCAACGTAGCTGGCCACACGGTCAGCATTTGCACCATTCTTGCTGGCGGCTACAACATCCAGTGCCTGCACCAGCGCACTCTCATCAAAGTAAAGGCGGCGGCCTAACGGCCCCGCCATCGAAAGGGAGATATCTGATGGGAGAGCATATTCAAAGGTTTGAGGTGGGCAGTGTCTACTACTGTCGCTCTGGCTATGATTGGGACTGCAAGATTTTCTTCAAGGTTCTGAATCGCACCGCCCAAACCGTGACGCTACGCAACATCGAATTTGATCTGATGGGCAACGAAACTCAGGGCGGCTGGCGCGATGACGCAACTTGCCGCGTGAAGGTCAACACCAACTTTTCATTTGTGGACGCTGGCGACAGCACACATGAGCTTGTGATGCCGCTGGGCAGATATGCAGAGGCACCAGTGCTGACAGCACAGCCATATCGAAAGGTTGCATAAAGTGCTATTTATGCTGTTGACAATAGTAAACACCGCATGGTAGAGTCTTTGCATCATCAATAGTGTAACCACGGAGGTTCCCATGACCAAGTTTTCAGTTTCACAAGATGCAATTGTTCGCGACGACGCCTCATTCATCAATGGTCGCAAGATCACCATCAAGGACGTTCTCGTTTATGAGGGTCGCGCCATCTACACGATTGAGTATCGCGCTTCAGAGACTGGCACATGGACGAGCGCGGTTCGTGAGGATCAACTTGAGGCGGCAAGCTAACCGCCTCACCAAACCACGGAGACTGCAATGACCAATTCACTCGACCTTCCAACCTTCCTGCGGCGCGGCCACCCCGACTGTATCGTTAAAGGCGCTACAAGCCTCGCTGAACAGGCACCGCGCATTGAGGTGGCACCTAGTAAGCCCCGCATGACAGCGGCCTCTAAGGGCCGTCTAGCGGCCAGCATCATCGCCCATGTTCAGAAGGGGCATGACACGTTTGGCAAACTGCGGAAGGTGCTACCCGCATCGCAAGACCGTGAGATCAAGTCGGCTATTCGGTACGCCATGAAATGGATGCCCATGCTTGAGCGGCGTGGCACTAGGCGCAAGCCGCAGATGATTCGCTACCAAGCACGGCTGACCCTGACGGGCAGAACATATTCCGTGGTCAAGTACACTCAGAAAGGGGGGCAGTGACATGGGAAGCAAGTGCGCTGTATGCGATGAGCGTAACGCAACGATCTATGACGCAGAGGCCGATGATATGTATTGCGGCGGCTGTTATGAACAAAAGCGGTATGAAGAGGATGTCTGCTATTGCGACGAATACTCTTCCTGCCTGCCATGCATAGAAAGGGGGAAATCGCCATGCTGATCGCGGTGAAGATTTTCTTTGGTGTGCTGGGAGCGGCTATGGTCATCTCCCTGCCCATCCTTCTTATCTGGTAGCCTTTGGGGTCAGACGCACTTTTGCGTCTGGCCTCATTTGCCTTTGCTCAATGACGCTACGCAAATCAAGCTCCGCGTTGTCCTTTTCCTCAATGCTGAATCCCAAAGCGAAAAATTCAAACTCATCCATCTGTTCTTTGCTTAGATCGCCGCCTGTTTTTAGAACCAACTCGTTTGCCTTATCGTAGAATATCGTCATCCGCATCCTTCCCATCCAGAATGTTTTCCATCATCGTGATAAACTTGGGATCAACCTTTTCACGATCACCCTTCCAGTAATTTGCATTATTCTCAGCGAACCATTCATGCCCGTTATAATTTCCATAATCTGACCATGTTTGCTTCGCCAACTCTGTGTCTTTCAACTTGCCGCTTCGACCACCGCCATAAAGCAAGCGTTCTGTCTGTAGTCGATCCAGCCACTTATCCAACGGCCTATCTGTCTCACCCCAATATGGGTCACGCTTTGAGTCTGGGTTTCTTGCCCTCATTATTGAGAATGAGGTGTTTGTTTTCATCAAATATGTCTGATGTATTTGGTGGCCGACCTCATGATACATCGTGTGACGCACTCGATCTAACGGATCAGCCACATATTCTTTTGAACTGAATGGCCTTTCACTAATAGGCTTGGAAGGATTCCATTCGGACACTGGCATGTCAGGGTTTTCGGGTGCCAGCAACTCATCTCGTTTATTCCTGTTTTTGACAATCTTGGAATACAGTCGTTTGTTTTTACGGCCCAGTTGCTCATATTCATCTCGACGAACCCGTTGATATTCAAAATAGTCATCCAAGCTAGGGAACTCTGATCTCTTGGCGTCGTTGAATTCATCGAATAGCACGTTCATGCGCTCTTGGTTCGATCTGTATTCATCGACTGTGGGCTGTATGTCATCAGCCAATTTTTGAACCGCTCGTTGCTTTTCCGCTGGCGACATTCCAATATTTTTGCTCAGTCTTTTGGCCACAAGATAATTCACATATTCGGGATTTATGTGAAGAATCCCATCTCCCATTGCCATGTTATGCTTCTTTGAAGGCGCGATCTTTATGCCCCTGATGCGAGGAACATTGACCTGATCTGTGATCTGATCAATCTCTCGCTTCAGCGCCAAGATTACCGTGGCTGACTCATCTGATATCACACGCCCCATCGTTACCTTGCCAAAGTCAGTCACTTTCGCGCCACTGAAATGAGTTACGTTCCTGTTTAGATATCTTGAGTCTTCATTGGCTTCAGCCAGTTCTTGATTAAGCGTCTTCTCGACCTCTTTTTTGCTGATGATCTTCAGTGTCGCCAAATCTGTCGGCTGGATTGGAGCGTTTCTATTGCGCTCTGGCAACGGCTCCTTGATTGGCTTTTGAGCCACTGGCGTATCGTCATCGACAAACACATCATCTTCTGGCGTCACATACAGCGTGACGCATCGACAGTTGATGACGTTCTTAGCCCCACCACGAGGGTCACCTGTGTAGCCCATAGCCACACCGCCCACGATAAAGTCTTCATCAAGCTCAACCTCTGTCCCGTTAGCCGCCGCGTGGGTTGATCTGGTGCGTAGGTCAGCGGTAGCCACCCACCGTTTCTTCTGATTGGGTATCTCTAGGCTGGCGTTGACCTCATGGTTGGCGTAGCTGGCCGCACCGTGCGTCTCTGTCCGTGCAATGGTGGCTGATCGATACTTGCTGAATGTCCCGCGCTGACTTTCAAAGATGGAATCAGCAATGGCCTGAACGCCAAGCCCTTCCTGTTCCCCCGCCAATATTACCCTGCGGATTTGATTCATTGTGGTGTTGCTGATCTGGGTGATGCGGACAGAGCCGATGTCAGTGACGTATTGCTGAATCAGAACCTCAAACTCGCTCTCTGCCTTACGCTGTCTCAGTATCCTCAAGCCAAAGGCATCGATAACGGCCCTGTAATGGCCCGTAAGTAGGGCCGCACACTTGTTTGCTAGGTCAGGGGGTGTTCTGGTCAGACGGCCTGCACTGCGGTATTCCTTACGGGCCTGCGATCCAGTCTCTGCAAACAGCGTTTGCATCTGCAATCTTAGCTTTCTCTCAAAGCCAAGGCGCAGTCTTGTCTGTTCTATGAATTCCTTGCGAACCGATATCCGCGTTCGATAAGCCTTTGACGCCAGCATTACTTTTTGCTTTTGAGCGGATGGCCTGACGGCAACAGATCAAGATCGAACTTGCCACTGCGGAATCTGCCACGACGCACCGCAAACAAGAAAGCGTTGATTCTGGCAATCGCCCACTGGTCTGGCCCCGTGACATTGGGTCTTACGGACTGCGGATTAGTTCTGTATGCCCCGACACCCCTACGGAACACGGCCTCTAGCATTCTCTGGGTGACACGCTTGCCCTTCTTGTCGCCGTGTTTGTCGTTGTGTTCCTTGACCTTGTTGGCGATTGTCTTTTTGACCCTAGCTGATACATCAGCCTTTGCCTCTCCATATGGCAACGGGTCACACCCGTCACAGCATGGAAGCATGATGGCTTCGATCTGTTTCTGTTCATCGCGTTCCTTGTCCAGTTTGGCAACCGTTCTTCTGGCCCATGTCTGGCCCGAATCTCCTCCCCAAAGCAACCAAGCGATTTTTCCTGCGGAAGGGTAGCCTTCCTCGCCCTGTCTGAACCCCTCTGCCCGTTTGTCTACTTCGTGACGGCTAAAGAAGCTGTGCATTCGCCTGACTGTTCGCGGCGATAAATTCTCTCTTGAGACAAGCTGGACCGCCCTTGCGACTCCGACCTCTGTCCCACCTCTGTTGAATTCCTTTCGCATGGCAAGGCCGCGCTCTGCCTCTTTCGCCATTGATTCTGTTGGTTTTGTATCAACATCAGATTCCGCCTTTGCATCGTCATCAAGCTCATCCTCTTTGCCTTGATCATTGCGGGTGTCCTGCTTTGGCGTCTCAAGGTCATCACCCGTCAATCTGGTGTAGTCCGCATGGGACGCGCACGGCATATAGACCGTGCCATTGTCTGTGTCGTGGGAGTGTGTGCCTGTGCAACCTATTTCTTCCGCACGTTCTGTAGCCTCTGCCTCAGTTGTGAAAACGTCTTTTTCAACCTCACTTTTAAAAGCAAGGCCCATATCATAAGCCTGTTTGCCATCTTCCTCTGCCTCTTCCCCTTCCGCTGGCGCGACCTCTGCCGATCCCAAGGGAAAAAGATTAGCCGCGATAAAGACATCATCCCCGCCCCTGATAGGCTCTAAACCAAGCCGCTCCCTAGCCTCATTGCGTGAAATAATACCCTCACGAACCGCTGACACCACGTTCTCATATACCCGACGCCGCCGCTCGACCATCGCGGGGATCGACTCAAAGTCATATGCAATGGTGATATCGTCACCGTACATCGGCGCAAGCCACTCGTTTAAATCGGATTCCACCCGCCTCGCCAACGGTATGATCGTCTCCTCGTATAGTGCAAGTCTTGCCTCTTGGACGTTGGCGTAAGTCTGAGCGTCTGGGATGCCTATCAACTGGCTAGGCACACCGAAACAAAGCGCGATATCCTTGGCGCTGATGTTCTTTTGTTGCAAGAAATCCATGTCTCTGGGTGACAGGCCCATCTCTTTCCAATCAAAATCACCCTCAAGCAATAACGGCTTGCCTGCATTATCGACGCCTTGAAACCTTTGTCTCAGATCGTCGTTGAGTTGCTGGCGCTGTCCGTCCGTTAGCTGAATGGACATACCCCTGTCATTGGCTGGCTTAAACACAATAGCACCTGTTGGCCTCGCCCCGTTCCGCAACAGAGCGATGTTGTGCTTATTGATCTCGTTATGGTTGTCGATATCTACAGCCGCCGCCATGATTGGCGAAAGGCCATAATAGTCATCAAGAGGATTCCACATCTTCATGTGCTTGATGTCAGATGCACCCGTCTCTGGGTCAACGACGTACTCTTTGACAATTCTGCCGCTCAACACATACTCGTACCCGCTGGGCAGTGATGTCTTGCTTGGCTTTACCCTGACACGATCTGGCCGTAACAGGTGAAGCTCCCTTGGCAATCCAGCCACATCAGTGCGTATGGCGTAGCTGTTGCCACCCAGAAGTAGGAAAGAATACAACGATTGAAAGTATTCAACCCCTGCCTGTTGGGCATTTGGCCGTCCCAGCAGTGACAGGATAGGGTGTTGGTCTAGTTCTATGTCGCCCTGAAAAGCCCTGAATGGGATAGATGCGGCACCGTTGGCGATCTCATTTACACATCGAAACACGATGGCGTTCTGTTGATAGCCCTCTGCGGCATAACTTTCGTATGAATCCCTGCGGTGGTGATAGTTGGTGGTTGTCGTCAGAACAACCTGTGGCGCTTCTTTAGTCTCTGGTGGTGTTACCAGAAATCCCTTAAAAAAATCTGCAATGGTGGCCATTAGCTAATTCTCCAATACGCCTTCCCACTGGACTGGCTAAGTTCGGTAAGCGCCCAGACTAGGGCGTCCAATCGGTCAGGCGACTTTTTGCTTGTGGGCGAATATGAACAAAGCTGATCTTCAAGCTCCTTGAACATTCCCACATGGCTAACCTTACCCTGTTCGTACAACGCCGCTATCGGCTCCGCTCTGACCAGCTTACCCCTCGACGCCCTGACAGGGGTGTAAGGCACTGTATTGTCAATGTTTCTTAGTAATCCCTCAACCAAGTCACCGCCGTTGTTAACCTCTGCGACTATACGGTCAGCCTGATATTTGTAAAACATATCAATAGCCAGCCTACCCCACCCATCAGGTGACATCCTAACAGAACAATCGTCAACGACATAGTAGCGATTGTCGAACCCCTTGCCAGCCACGATGATGCCCGTTTCATCTGAATCTTCACTGGCAGTCACGGCAGGGTCTATGGCCACAACAATCCGCTCTAGCTCTGGCAGGCTATCCTTCTGTATCCGTGACCTTTCGAGGAATCCATATGACCATAGCGCCCCCTCAATGTCCTGAAGAAGTTCTGCATAAAGCTCCTGACGCCCTAGTCTAGTGCCAGCATATCGCTCACGCAGTTGCTTCAGGGCGCTCTCAGCTAGGTTAGCATCGTTCTCAAACGTATTACCTTGAGTGAGATGGACATCAACGCCATCGCGCTTGAACAGATTCAGGATGATCTCTGTAGGTCTTGGGGTTGTGGTGATGATCAGTTGCGGCTTATCGCCCAGACGCAGGCCAAACATCATCTGGTCATAAGCATCGGGATAGCGCCATGCGGCTAGTTCGTCAGCCCACACCCTATGAAACTGTGGGCCTCTGAGGCGGTCTGGCTCTATGGCGGCATAGCCTTGGATCACTGAGCCGTTCCACAAGCGCAACTCCATCGCCGTGCGGTTGTATGCACTGCCCTCGCCCTGCCACAAGCAACCCTTGGGAACGCAGTTCAGCAATCCGCTTGGGCCTTCAAAGCAGACGCGCCGCAGATCGCCCTGTGTGGGGGCTACAACGCCGCACCGTGCCTCTGGGTTAGCCATAGCATATCCAACGATGTCTTGAGCGCCTGTGCGTGTTTTACCCCACCCACGGCCAGCTAGGATGCACCACACAGACCAATCGCCCTCTGGTGCTTTCTGCTTCTGTCGTGCTTGGGATGCCCACTTGACTTGCGCCGCAAAGGCTTGGGCCTCTTCTTCAGTGAACGTGTCAGTGAGCCTCTTCAGCTTTGCAAGCTGATCAGGGGCCAAGCCGTTGAGAAATCCATCTGGGGCCATCAGGACTGCCTGTGTTTCACCATGTCATTCAGGATGTTGAATGCTTCAGAGAGCGCCTGACTGGACTTATCCTCAGTCACAACGTCATGCTTATCCCTCTGTCCTAGCAGTTGCTTTCCTAACCAGATCGCCATCGTGGGGTTGTCATGGTCGTTCATAATCTGCATCTGCTTGCGCCTGACAGATAGCTTGCCCACCTCGCGGCCTTGGTCTATCGCCGCCCTGACTTTTGGGTCATTGGTGTATCGATCCTCTAGAGTCCTAAGTGGAACCTTAAAAAACGCCGCGATTTCAGGCATGGTGCAATTCAACGCACTCAGGCTCTCCAGTTGCGCGATATCTATGTCAGCCTTGGGCCTGCCCACTGGACGTTTTGGCCCAGTGTCAGCCTTTGGCTTGGGTGGTCTACCCCTTGGTCGCTTGGCCTTTTCGGTCATCTTTTTTTAATACCACGAAAATTGAGCCATAAATACTCCAACACTATAAGCACATTTTGATCTGTTTTCCAGTATCAACAACAAGATGTGGTATCGCTAGGCATCACAAAAGGTCTGGTTGCACCCATGTCTTGTTGATTCTGTCTGTGGCTATATCGAAATATTCCTTTTCGCGCTCTATGCCAATGAACTCCATGCCCTCTGTTTTTGCCGCCAGACCTGTTGACCCACTGCCCATGAACGGGTCAAGCACCGTTCCCCCCTTGGGTGTTACAAGCCTGCACAGGTATCTCATAAGCTCGACGGGTTTGACTGTTGGGTGAGTGTTGTTTCTGTCCTGCCCGTTCTGGGTGACACTTTCCTCACGCTCTGCGGTGGATGTCTTGGGGCAATAGAAATATCTGGCCCATTCTTCTTGCAGGCCATCGTGGATTACGTTTGCTGGGTATCTGCTAAAATCATCATCTGGTGTGACCGCTTTTGTCTTCTTCAAAGTTCCATAAATTTTGTTATTCCTTTTGATTTCTTGGACAAGACTTTTAGTGCCGCCATCGCTTCCTATCCTGCACCCATCAATATTCAGCGCCCCTGTGCCATGCTTGACCACGTTATCTGCTACGGATTTCTCAGAGATTGGCTTCCTTGCAAGCACTATAGGTTCATGGGCTGGCTTTAGTGCTGTTCCCCAGCCTTCCCATTGTTGAGCCTCAAGTGTAGCGGGAGCGGTAATAGCACATTCTGCGTTGGGATCATGTAAATTTCCATATATGCTATTTGTTCGTCCATTATCGGCTAACGAATAGCCAGCTTGCCCAATCTTGCTACCTATAACCTCACGCTCAACCCCAGCCGCCTTATCTATTTGCTTGCCAATATTCAGGCTTTTGGGGAAGCCAGAGCCATATATCCACATGATCTGGTCACGGATTTCAAACCCTGCATCCTCTATTGCGACGGCCATGCGGTGATATGTGCGACTGCCAGAAAACGCCAGTAGATGCCCCCCTGCTTTCAAAAGATCAAAGCACAACGCCCATGTCTCTGCGCGGAACGCTATGTCTCCCCCATCCCATTCTTTGCCCATAAAGCCGCGTGACGCCCTTGCAAACGCCCCGTCTGTGCCATGCTGGGCTGGGGCAGAGCCTTCTTTGCCAAACCGCTCAGTGATCGATGTGAGGTGATATGGTGGGTCAGTGACGACAGCATCTACCTTTACGCCGTCATCAATCAGCCTTTGCATTTCCTCCAAGCAGTCACCGTTGATTATCATCGGGCCGCTCCATGATTACTGACCAGAATCCGTGATGCCCCTTGATTGGGGTGGGGCAGACATAGCCCATGCGCTCATATTGTGGGATTTGGTCGTGCGGGACATATCGGAACACCCTGACCTTGGCATTGACCGCCGCTGTGTGGGGTGGTGACTTGAGCCGCTGTCGAAACACAAAATCTTGCCACCGACACCAAAAACTAACCACCAATCGGTTTGCAGTTGTTGTTAAAGTTACAAGTTGGGTAACGGCCCAAGTCAATTTCCAGATTACCATTTGCATGACGAATCTGTCAATTAAACGAAAGTGAGGGAGGCGACCAAACCCCCCTCACAACCACGAAGACCACAACAACGTGGAGATGCTGTTGGATCGACGAGCGAATGATACCACACGGCTAGATTCTGTCCAAGATTTAATGATGTCATCACTTGCCACCTCTTGCTTCATATTCTTCACGACTTACAGGCTCATATCGACTGTCGCTTGATTTAAGTTTCTGTTCCAATTTATTTAACTGGTCATAAAGAGCCATATCGGAGGGGCAAAGAACCTTTTCACCCATTAAAACAGAAGCTGTTGGCTTGGCTTCTTCTATAAGTTTGTAAATGATGTCTCGCTCTTTATTATTTAGCATCATCTATACCCCCTGCTGTTTGGCAACCCATAGTTCCTTTTCGGGTCATTGCGCCTGTTGGTTCCGTATTTTTCTTTGCGCTCTATGTATGAAACCACTGACCTGTTGCCGACCTCATGCATCTTGCCTGTGACCGTGTTGGTGATTTCAAAGTATGGCACCCATTCCCCCATCGTGCTTTTGCCGCTGTTGCTTTTATAGGTGCCGTCATACAACTGCTTTCTGACTGACCAATGGCGGCATGTCATGGTGTGACAGCCCTTGCCAAACTTTAACCAAAACAGCCTGTCCAAGAACCACGATGACATCAATTCATGTGCCGTCAGTAGGTCTGGGTTGTCTGCCACCGCTTGCAACCGCTCCTGAAAGATAGGCCAGTTCTCAAACCGTACCTTACGGGTGCATATCACGGGCTTTGCATCGCGCTTGGCTTTACGCGCCGCCGCACGTTCATCTCGTTTCCTAAAATCTTCCATCATGCTGTGATATGATGCCTTTGCTGATTTGGCGTCATCTATGAACATCGGGGTGAGGCAGTCTGGGCAATTCGGATAGTAGACATCATCATAAGTCTCAACTACATACCATCCTGCTTTTGTCGGATGTGGTCTTCTTTTCCCATTCGGAACCTTGTGGCCGTAACCCTGCTTCTGATAATATCCATAAAACGTCTTGCCACACATAAAGCATCCAAGGTGACGCCGCTTTTCAAACAGCGGTGCCAACATCTTGTCTTTAAGCTGTTGAAGCTGTGCAAATCCTGACGCCATGATCACAACACTCCCATGACTGGGCGATATATATGCTGAGTGACATCATAATTAAAATAAGCCTCACCTATCGCGCCATATAACCCCTGTTCCCTGACCTTTCGGGTTATCACCCTAGTCTGATCGGTTTCAAAATCCCTGTGTATCACCAGCCCCACATCGGTCATGTTGTTCCAATGGGCTGACCCACTTACATCATACAGGCTTGGCGGCGGGATGATACCCTCTTGATTTCTTTGCATTTTGGCAGGGTGGGCGACCATCCACATACAGACATTATGACTCCGACAGAATTGCTTGCAGGCAGATATCAAATCCCTGATGTGTTCATCTTCTCGCTTGTTGCCCTCGCGGCTGGCATCGATCTCGTTGTAAGGGTCAATCACTATCCCTTTCACACCATGCCGCAAGCAGGCCGCTTTGGCCTTGCCAAGTAGCCAGTCAATGCTTGGAATCGTGTCGCGGCTTTCGATGAAATAATATTTTTCATCCAGAAACATCATGGCATCGCCCAACTCCTCGCGGGTCATGCGGTCACTGGGGCCATCGTCAAATGGCTTGCAAACAACCTTCTCTGATAACCGCCTGATGTGATTTGCCGTTGAGTGTTCAGGGCTAAAGACCGCAAACCGCCAGCCCTCATTACGGGCGAGATTGACGGTTAGCTGATCCAGAAAGTTGGATTTTCCATGATTTGGCACCCCTGTCACCAGACAGAATGTCGATGGCATCACCTTGTAGATTTCATCAAGATTATCAAACCCTGTACTGATAGCCTTCTGGACGTTCCCAGAATAGATGTCCTGCACCTCTCGCTGATAATCTTTGACCGTGTAGATTCCATCAATGGGGAACGGCGTGGCGTTTTCGATGACCTCGACCACGACCTCTGCGCCGTGATGAACCAGACACTCATTGGCGTCTTTGGTTTGAATATCGTGTAGATTAGGCCACTCGACAGTCCAGCAACGATCCTTTCCAAAGCGGTGAATTAGTTCTAGCTGTAGCGCCTTGCCTGCGGCATCACAATCGCCAGCCAGAATGACCTTTTCTGCGTTGTTCAACCATTCACAGTTTTGTAGGGCCGCGAATCTTTTGTCATTCGCGTCAAACTTGGCTTCCTTTGGTGCGCCGTCAGGCAGAGTGACAACATGGTCAAACCCAGCCTCTACAAGAGACAGCACATCCATCTCGCCCTCAACAAAGATCACCTCTTTGGGACCGCTCTTGTCCCAGTGAGCCTTGACGCTATCGATATTGTATAGCGTCCTTTCGGCGTCTTTTTCCTGACGGAACCGCTTGTCTTTGGTGCGGTGCTTAATGTTTACCAGTTCACCGTCTTTGTAATACGGGAACGAAACACAACCCTCTGGCCCGTTCCCCAGATGCTGTTCAGACCTGTAAATCTGAAATCTTGAAACCGTGGACTGCGATATGCCCCGTTTTGCAAACCACGCCGCCGCCTGATCGTTTACAGACTGACCTTCTGGCTTGGATGGCCTTTTAAACGCCCTCAGACGCCCGTACACGGGCCTTTCGGCCCCACCAGCCCCACCAACCCACTCGCAGTGATGGCATTTCCATACGACGCCCCCATCAGGTTTTATCGTGACCGACAAGCACGGGTCTGTTTTGTTGCGCCTGCCACTTGAACATTGGGGGCATGTGGTTTTGTGATCACCCTCTGAATAAGAACGTAATCGGATTCCTTGATCAATTAACTCCTGCATCAGTCATCATCCTGCTAGTTGGTTGCGGTTCGTGCTTATTGCTTGTGCTTCCTGCACGGTTTCCCAACGCCTTTGGTTCAACCAAGTGGTCGCGTGGGCTATGAATGTTTTATCTTTACCGTGGCAGGATCGGGCAAACATCTTGGTCGCGGTCACAAGATCGTCTTGGTCAATCAAAGGCTGGGCCTTGACCCATGCCTCAAAAGCCTTTTTCTTGGAACCGTCGTTGCGCGGATATAAATCCCACCACTCTAAAAATTCCTTGGGGTAGACATTTTTGTCACCCCTCTTTGATTCCTTATTAACGGGTATATCTCTGATAGTATTGGGGGTCATTTTTGTCACCCCCACCCCGTCATTTTTGTCACCCCTGTTCGTGATAATTGTGAAACTGTTGCTGGTCTGTTTGCCGTCTTTACTAAAGCGTGGCGTCACCCTCACAAGGCCGTCCTCGACAAGAGTTTTGATGGCACGTTTGATGGTGCGCTCATCACAGCCACACAAGTCAGACAGCTTTGAATTTGACGGATAGCTTGAATAATTATCATCAGCGTAGTTCGCCAGCATGATCAAAACGAGCTTGGCGGTAGGCGTTCTGCAACGCGATTGAGCGGCAATTTTCAGGGCATCCCAACTCATATTCATCTCCATTGGTCATCGTGGTTCAGAGACACTAATAGATTTTTTAGGCCCGTCGCAACAACTTTTCTAAATTATCGACTATCGTGATGACTACCACGATGATTAGGCTGTTGACAATAGTAAACAGTGAGACTAGAATCTCAGAGAATGACCAACTTAGTGGAGAACGAAATGACCATGACGGACAAGTACGATCAAGCCATATCATCGCTGAAGACAGGCATTGGGGCCATCCAGCCCACCCTGTCCAACGTGCTATTGACCGCCTTGGCAAACCCCAAGCGGGGCATCTACGGATATCAGCAAGGCAAGTATGCAGAGGCCATGCGTCGGAACGTACAAGCCAACATAGCGACATCTCAAAAGTTTGTGGTGAGCAACAGCCTAGTCGAACATGCCTATCTGGCGTCACTCGCCAAGCCGCAGACTCTTGTCAACATGCTGGAGCGTGCCAAGCCTTGCTTCAGCAATATGTGGATTGAGTGGGATGAAGATTTCAGGCAGGACATCATCAACCGTGAAATGAAAAAGGCTGGCCTGACGCATGACGAGTCCAAGGCCGATGTTGCAGATCGAATTGGCTATCACATCATGGAGATCAACGGTCAGCCCATGTTCACAAACTACATGGTCGTCAGAGATGATTTTGATGAAGCCAAAAACGTCAATGGGCCAAAGGCTGATCAGGTGGTCGGGATGCCAATCGGATTCTATATGTCCAACGACGGGCCATTCACGCATCATGAACTAGATCAAAAGTTTGATGCATCTGTACCAGATGATCGTGCCTTTGAAATGGACATGGACATGACATCATCAGCTTTGATCGGCGCTTGGTATCTGGATGAGTGGGAAAAGAAAGGCAAGATGGACGCCGCGCTGGAACGCTGTTTCATGCAAGTACAAAGCGCCCCGATGCATTGGTCGATGCCAGCCAGAAAGTTTGATGAAGGCTGGTCGCCCCGCGAAATGACTGAATACAAGGCACGGGCGCTGATGTCTCAAGCTGGTGATGGGCGGTTCCTGATCGCGTTGCTGGGATTGTTGAACTATGATCTCATAGCCCATGAAACAGTTCAGCCAGCCAAGCAAATTGATCAAATCAAGTTTGGCCGCAAGGTGCCAAAAAATGAGTACAAGGTGGTCACTATCAATCTGCCCAAGCCGCGCGGCAAACGCATATATGACCAGATGTTCACGGGGCATGGCACACCCAAGCGGGAACATTGGCGGCGCGGACACTGGCGCACCCTCAAAGACGCGAGGGGCAATGTCAAGAAACGGGTATGGATAGGTGAGATGAAAGTGGGTGATCCCGCTTTAGGCACCATCATCCATGATTACGAATTGAAGTCTAAATCGATTTAGGGGCGGAAACTCCGACAAGGCTAATTTCTGGAACACCTACGCTTCCCTTCTTCAGCGTGGTGAAAGCAGTACCATGTACGCCCAAAGTCAAAAGAGAACGAGCCGAACTCTGTCTCACAAATCTCACACTTACGCGCTTGATGCACCTTCTGCTTTGGTCTGTCATAGCGGGTGTCAAAGGTTTTGGTTCGTTTGATTTTGTGACGCCTTACTTGTTACGGGACATCCAAGCAGATGAGCCAAAAAACGCGCCGACAATACCAGCGCCCGAAATGTAGAAAAGATTGCTCAAATCAGCCAGTGCCTGCACCCGCTCGACTGACACGACGAACATCGCCGCTGTGAACGCACCCATTCCGACCAGTGTTGCCGTGGCCATCCGACGTTGCGCCCGTAGTTTCCGCAACTCGTGTTCAGCCTGCCTAATTTCTTTGGCGTGGGCGAGTTCTTCATCTGTGATTTCACCATCGCCGTCCAGATCATACTGAGCATATTCGGTGTCCTTTTCAAATTTCTTGGTCATTCCATTGCCTCTTTGATTGCCTTGAGAGTCTCCTGCACCGTCATTTCTTTCTTGGCCTTGGGGTCATACTTGCATTGAAATTCGTGTGGGATGTGATCCGACTTTTTGAACACCATAGATTCGACGGTATTGTTAGCGCCCCTGTAAACACAAACGATGGTGTTCTTGTTCATTGACTCACACTTAGCCTTTCGACAGGTGGTCATGATGTCGGCGGCGCTTGCTGTGTGCGCCTTCAAGAGCAACACAAATCCAATCAGAACACCGCCACCCAAAATTACCAAAAAAATCCAAGCAAAAATCTCGACAAATTTTCTACGCTTTTCACGCTGGGCATAGAGTGTTTCTTGACGTTGCTTTCTGATCTTGGCTTCAGTTGAAATCAAATTATTCCATGCCTTCTGACCAAGCGTAAGCTGTATGAATTGTCTAAGTTCCTCGCGCTGTTTTTGAGCTTTTCGTTTTGAGGCGAAGATAGACAGCGCCTCTTCTTCAACTGATTTTCCAGCAAAGAGCTTGCGAAATATAGGGGGATTTTTGGCTTCTCGTTCTGCCTGATCCAGATCAGAGAGCGCACCCATCCACCGTCCGATATCGGACATCATCGATTCTACATCGCGTCCTGCTTGCCACGCCCCCCTCTGAACTAAGCCAGAGGGGAGCGCGGCCCTATTGCAAAACCCTTTTTGATGGTGGTGAAAGCCGCGCTTGCGGTAGCCATCGCCGTGACAGGATCAACCATAAATACAAACTCGTTAAAGCCCGTATGGACTAGGTGAAGCGCCATCTGGCTGATTTAGCTTATCAAAAAAACTCAGTAATTAAAACGGGTGGGTCATAGGTTTCCAGTATCTTTTTCTTCAGCCGATACACAGATGTTATGGTTGCCTTGCTTTTGACATCCTCAATGACCCGATTTCCTGACTTGGTAAGGTAACTGAAATCGGCAACATACTTGCCGACCTTGGTGCCGTTCACCATCAGCGGAAACTCAGGTTGCAGTCTCAGGTTGGAGATGTGTCCCGCCTTTTCCAACAGCACAAGATCACTATACCTTGCCGCCTCTTTCTTTGAGTCAAAGGTGATACCATCGAGGACTGTTTTTTGAGCGTTGTATTTGTTTCGGCGCATCAAAATTCTCGATCATCAAAAATAAAGTTGACATTAGTAACCGCGCAGATTAAGGCTTATGGCATAACCACGAGGACCAACAAAATGAAATCAGTATTCAAAAAGCACAATGTGCATCATTTGTCACCATCCACAATCAACCTGTGGATCAGCCAGCCAGCCCTATGCCTGTTGAAGGTTGCAGGGCTGACTGACAACGAGGCGGGGCCGTCTGCATGGCGGGGATCAGCCGCTGACCGCGCAATCACCAAAGCAGTATTTGAGCCTGACACCAGCCACGATGAACTGGTTAATCATGCTCTGAGCGTCTTTGATGACTATCAGACCAAAGCCAGCAACGAACATGATTCAGAGAAGATTGGCAAAGAGCGTGACAACATTTCAAAATATGTTGAGGTAGGTACAAAGTTCTATCGCGCCATTGAGGACACGCCTGTAGAGGAACAGGGCAGGGTCAGGGTCAACATTGGCGACATAGATGTGCCTTTCCTTGGGTTCTTTGATCTTCTTTACGATGACAAGGTGCGCGACATCAAGACTGTTGGCAGGGCTGTGTCATCACTGACCAACGCCGCCAGCCGTCAGGGTTCGCTCTATGCGCTGGCTACGAGACGCGAGGCATGGATCGATTACATCACCCCGAAAGAGGTGTTATCCTACAAAATCCCAAATCCAGAATTCCACATCAGACAGTTGGAGAAAGCCGCCAATGGCCTGAAAACCGTGCTGTCTCACTCAGACGACATCATAGAGTGTTGTCAGCTTGTCTACCCCGACCTAGATCACTGGATGTGGTCGGACACCATGAAGAACATCGCAAAGGACGTTTGGCAAATGGAGATGCAAAATGAAATCTAGTGAAAACATAAACGAGCTTTTGACCGCCTTACATACAGCCCGTAAGGGTTTCAAGGAACTAGAGAAGCACGGCCAGAATCACTACTTCAAAAACAAAGCTGGCAAGCCTCACCTATTTTCTACTCTGGATGATATTTTCAACGCCTGTAAGGATGCCCTCTGGGAAAACGGCATTGAGGTATTCTATAGCACCACGTTTGATGGAACGTATAACGTAGTCAGCACCACACTGGCTCACATTGCCAGCGGCCAATGGATGCAGTCGGATACGGCGATTGGTGACAGCGCCACCAAGCCGCAGGAAATCGGTTCGGGGATCACTTACATGCGCCGCTATCATATACAGGCGATGCTGAATCTTGAGGCTGATTTTGAGGACGATGGCAACATCGCGCATGGCAGGTCGGGCGATAGCATAATATCACCGCCTAGAACGCCCAACAAAGCCCATACAGCGGCCTTTGACTATGCGGGGCCACCATACAGGGTCTTTGAAGGAGACGCGGAGTCTACGCGCTTTTCAGAGGTCAAGACTTGGGGCCGACACATGAAGAATCACGGTTCTGCCGCAGACATCAAACGACGCAAAGCTAATCCTCTGAACATTTCAGAGGTCAAGCGCATAAGATCAGAAGTCGCGCATCACGATACAACTGAGGCCCAGAAGGCCAAGATGTTAGAATCTATAGATGGGCTGGGCATGACATGAAAACAAAGAAGGTCACAAAACTTTGGAAGGGCAAATTTGTTTCAGTGCGCGACTATGAGGTTGACGCCGCCATCAAGAAGGGTGGCTTGAAAATATTGCACGGCGACAAATCGATGACACTAACGATTGACGAGTTGAAAAACCTCAAAACCACGTTAGGCCAGACCGTCACGGGTAAAGTGACTGGTAAATCATACAGGCTCTTTGATATCGCTTGGACGCCGCTGGCTGAAGATTCACAACAGGAGAAATTGATATGAGTGACGGCTACGATAACACGAATTCTGGACTACTGTTCCCAGCTAACGGCTCACAAGTCGTCAGGCAGGGCAAGATCGATATTGAAGGCGAGGAACATAACGTCATCATCGTCAAATGTACAACGGCCAAGGGCAACACCGTGTTTGAAATACACAAACAGGTAGGGGTTATGTTTGAAGCCGACGCCGACAAGGATTTTGATTCGCAGGGAAGCATCGACATTGGCGATGGAAAGATGAATGTCTGGGCGCGAAAAAAGACCAGCGCCAACGGTACGCCCATGACAGCCATCAGCATGGCTAGGCCCAAGCAGGAAACGCAATCAATCCCTATGGTGGCAGACACACCTGATCTGGATGGTGTCGATGATATCCCGTTCTGATGGCAAAGCGATACCAGAACAAAAAGCATTTGGAATGGATACACTCGCAGGGGTGTATCCTTCAAACCAATAGAGATTGCTTGGGGCCGATACAGGCGCATCACTTGCTGAAGCCGTGGGAAGGCGTCAGAGGCGTGGGGTTAAAGGCCACTGACAGGAATGTCGTGCCGCTGTGTTTGCGCCATCACATCATGCTTCACAAGCGTGGGAATGAGCTTGCGTTTTTTGATGAGCAAACTGGCAACCCTGACACTGGGAAACAAAACGCTGAATCCTTTTGGGAAAATAGCCCTCACAAGGAAACAAAATGATTCTCGACGCTGATATTGAAAAGGCCGTTGACTGGTTGCGTGACAACGCAGAGGACGCGGCTAAGAGCAAGGCTTACAGGGTTTATTTGGAAGAATACCGAAAGTCCCTCAAGGCCATCATCATGGCTGAACACAAAGACAAACCAGTGTCTGCCCAAGAGCGTGAAGCGTACTCTGATCAACGGTATATCCAGCATCTGGACATATTGCGGATCGCAGTTGAGGAAGATGAAAAGAAAAGATTTCTGCGGATAGCGGCAGAAGCCAAGATTGAAGCGTGGCGCAGTCTTTCTGCAAATCACAGGGCGGTGAAGCTCTGATTTATTGGTTGTGGATTTTTATCGAATTATACTAGCATGGGCCTTCCTCCCTAAACTGGCCCTGCTACACAAGCGGGGTCTTTTTTGTCAAAGGGTGTTGACAATAGTAAACAAGCCACGATATAACTCTATTATCGAAACCTAGCCACGGAGATCAAAATGAGCGTTTTATACAAATTCACAGACAACGAAACCAACATGGACTGGCATGTGCGCCTTGTATTCAAGGGTGACAGGTATGGACTTGATATGTGCCTGACGCACGATGAGGATGACATGCTGGTCGAGTTCTACGATTGCCGCTACGACTTTGAGCGTGATGTTGACGGCACCGTCTTAGGCCAGTTTGTCAGCCGCTACTATTTCAAAACACTGCGGGAAACTGATTGGACACAACAGGGCGGCTTGAATCTTCACGGCGGTGTAGATAGCTGGTCCGTTGGTTCAGCCCTGATGGTCAACTTGATGATCCTGATTCACCGTCAGCCAGAGTGTCAGCCAGAGCTTATGGAAGCCGCCCTGCAAGCTGAAGAAAAGGCCAGTGATGAACACCACGATATGCTCACCTTTGTTAGCAAAAAGTTGAAGGAAGGCTCTGACATCAGCGACCTGATAGAGCGGATCGATGGATATCTGAACGGCGGTAATATCGACAAGGCAACAGCCTAACCACAAGACCAGCCACCCCTTCATGGGGTGGCTTTAACACATGGGAGACGACATTGACTGTTGACAATAGTAAACAGTTAGTGGCAGAATCGCAGTATTGAACAACCACGATTCGCAACCACGGAGAACTGACCAATGACTGACCACGCAATCGACATCGATACCGCTAAGTATTTCATCGCCACTGGTGAAGGCAACGGCATATTCACTTTGCGGATGCGCGACGGCTTTGATGTTTATGGTGATGAGAAAACTGTCTATGTCTGCAATCTTTCTAAGGATGCAGACACTGCCATTCTCAAAGCGCGGTCTGTTATCGCGGAACGTGGCCATAACCCCTGTGAGCTTCTTGAGACTGTTGAGAGCATCAGCGCACATCAGTTTGAAACTTGGGGCGAGTGTGACCCAGAGCGCATTGCAAACATCAAAACAGCCAACAATGGCCTGATGCCTTGGGGTAAGTATTGGGGTCAGAAGATTGCGTCAGTGCCTGTCGAATATTTTGTCAACTGGATGTTCAACGGCAACATTGATGCGCCATGCGCTGATGTGGTCAAAGAGACGATCAGGCAACAAGTTCTCTTGCGCCGCGATGAGTTCATGGCCGTGGTTGAGGCCAACAAGGCGGCTGAAGAAAAGCGTCAGGCAGAGATTGAGGCCAAGCGCAACAAGTCAAACCACGTTGGCAACATCAAAGACCGTATCGACATCACCGCCACAATCACATTTGTCAAAGCGATTGAAACACATTTTGGCGTTTCACTTTTGACAATCCTTGAAAATGAACAGGGCGACGTTTTCAAGTATTTCGGTAGCGCCGACCTTGGTGACAAGGACGACACCATCACGATCAAGGCTACCGTCAAAGACCACGCAGTATATGACGGTGTTAACCAAACCGTCATCTCACGCCCGAAAACAAACTAAAAGGAACCATGAAGATGACATCACCGATTCACATTGACGACATGCCTGTTGGCACCCAGAGGTTCAGGGAGTCTTTGAGGCTCATAGCCGCAAACCCACGCCCTGATATTATTCAAACCGCCATAAGCCATCTTTCAGAGGATGAGTGCGTGACCCTGTTTAATATAATCACGGACATGGAGCATTTTCTGAGAGATCGCCAGATGGCTTTCCAGAGGATTTAGCATGACGCCTAACGAGTTCAAAACAATCCGATTAGGGCTAGGGCTATCTCAAACAGAGATGGCGAAACTGCTTGGCTACACAACCCGCGCGATGATCTCACGACTTGAGGGGGGTAGTAGAGTCATAACACCACGAATGGCCTTGACCATAAAACTGTTGATGGAGAAGAACGATGATAAGTTGGCACAACGCACCTGAGTATTCGCGCAAGGGATACATCTACAAGCCAGACATTCATGAAGATGAGGAAGGCATCCGAAAGGCAAGCCATCGTTGTGTCAATCGTGTTGACCCTAACGATGAGATGGTAGCGCCCGACTCGCCTTATAATTGGATGACTCAAGAACGATTCAATGAGTTTGTTGATATGATGGTGAGGGCAAGATCATGAAGAGGCTTGTGATATTATCGGCATTGTGTCTGGGCGCTTGTAGTGGCTATGCACCGCTTGTTGACCTTAGAAGCAGTGGCGACAAAGCCGCAGTGTATCAACGTGACGTTATGGAGTGCAAACAGCTTCTGGCCGATAACTTGACTATCTGGCAGAAGGCCGTCTTAGATCAAGATGTGATGTTGAATAGATGCTTGAAGGGTAGAGGACACTCTATTCTGACAGGGAGAGTCTAATGTTACGCATTAGTTGGTTCTTTCGGCTTATGACAATATTGGCTTTTGCTTTCGGGCTGTATCTTGTGACCATGATGTTGTTCATAATTGTCATGAACAAACTGTTATCCTGCAATGACTATATTTATGACCCCATGAAACAATGCGTAACCATACCGCAAATGCTTGGGCTTGGGTGATGGTCATGTTCCTAGAACCAATAACCTGTCTGGCGATGGCTATATATTTTGAGGCACGAGGTGAGCCGACTATCGGTCAAATGGCTGTTGCTCATGTAATCATGAACAGAGTTGAGAGCGATGATTTCCCTGACACGGTTTGCGGCGTGGTGACAGAAGGCGAAACATATATCACCAAGCCCGATCTGCCGATCAGGCACCAATGTCAGTTCAGTTTTTATTGCGACGGCAAATCCGACAAGCCAACAGATGAAGATGCCTTGCACTGGGCCACATCTATTGCGTGGGGGGTTTATCATAAGCAGATTTATGATCCGACGAATGGAGCGGTGTATTATCACGCTGATTATGTTCAACCTGATTGGGCTGAAACAAAGCGTCCAGTGCGTCAGATTTCCAGACATATATTTTATAAGGAGAATTAGATGGCTTTAGCTATTCCACCAAAGTTGCGTGAGCTTGATGTTGGCGTCATGGCGGCTGATCAGATCAATAAAAAAACCTGTGACGCACTTATAGGTCTACATGAAGATTCTAAAAATATTGCGGTGCAGGGGCGGATTCAACATGACAACACCAACGTGGTTGAAATGAACGTCCGACAAACTGAGGTGTTCGTCATCGATGAATATTTCAAATGGGTGGATGAACTGATTGTTAATTGCGCGATTGAAGCCAACAAGCAATTCAACTTCAACCTGACTGGCCTGCTTGAGCGGCCACAACTTTTGAAATATGCCGCGCCGTCGCAGGGCTATGATTGGCACTTGGACATTGGCCTTGGTGATTCTTCAACTAGAAAAATCAGCATATCGATTCTCTTAAATGACGATTACAAGGGCGGCGATCTTGCGTTCTTCACAGATGGCGAGAGCCACATCAGCCCAGATCGGGGAACTGCCGTAGCGTTCCCGTCCTATTTGCCGCATCGGGTGACACCGCTGACAGAAGGTACAAGATGGTCACTCGTTTGCTGGATAGCTGGAGAGCCTTTCAGATAAGACACTATCGGTCTTTTTCAAACATCAGCCCCGCCAGCGTCGTCAGCCTGTCCTTTTCTCTGATGCCCCTGTCAGTCAGCCTTAGAACGCCACCTGTTCGCTCTACAAACCCGTCTTTCATAAGACCGCTCAAAATGTACTCATAAGGCTCCCTGTCCCCTAGAACGGCGATTAATCCACCAAGGCGCACATTCTGCGTATTAGACAGAAAGCTCACCTTGTGAATCTTCTTGCTCATTTCTTGCCGAAAAACTTTGTCGCTGATCTTACGGCAAAGCTGGCGCTTACGATGACGCCCAAGGTATATTGATAATAGTCAGGCATGGCTTCTAAGGCATCAAAACCTTGCGCCACAATCTCCCTGCCCCAATCTCCACAAAATGCCAAAATTAGGGGAATCGAAAACAAAATTGTCAGCCACTCGTCTTTCCAAGAGTTTTGACTCCCCTTGGCCATGATCTTTTCCCAGCCAGCTTCATGTGTAGCCGCTGAGACTAGCACGGCGGCTTCCGCTTCAGCCCGTGCAACCTTGGCCTTGGCTGTAGCGGCTTTCTCTTCTGCTTTACCTTTTAGCCAGCCGCCAGCAAGCTCTGTTATGGCTGGGATCAATGCCTGTATCATACGATGCCCCTGATCTGTTTCAGCGCCTGTAAATCTTTCTCTCGACTGCCGCCATCGTAAGTCCACGCAAACCCACGAGTAACCATTTCTTTATTGATATCCATGTGACCACAAATGAAATGGCCAAGCATTCTGCCATATTTGCCGTCTTTCTCTGTCTGCACTTTGAGGCTTGGACAATCCGCAAGGCGGCGCTCTAAAAACTCTTTTGCGTCCATCCCCAATTCTTTTTCTTCCAGATTCGTCGTCCTGCTTTCTGGCGCGTCAATACCAGCCAGCCTGACACGCTCTTTTTTGGTAAGGCTGAATCCAAGATCTATGATGACATCCACTGTGTCACCATCGACAACTTTAACTATTTCTTTAATTTTATATTCATACATGACTGGATAAGAACCACTCCTGATTTCACAATTTCCAAACCCTATAGCCGCCGTCTGGCGTTTGCCGAATCCTCATGGTGAAGCCTCTGTTCCTGCCTGCATGGTAAGCATTCTGGGCCTGCCTTTGCGTCTCTACAGAAAAGCTCTCTCCTTTCTGCATATATTTTATAAAACCCCAGTTTTGCCTTTTTCTTCTTTCGATCTTCGCAATTTCAGATATTGGCACAGCCCCTGTGATGATAGGCTTTGTCATTGAAGACTTCAGAATTCTTCGCTGTCGTCACCAGTGCGAATCATCTCCGCGACTCTGACAGCCCGCGCCCCGACCTGTTTGGCATACTTGGAATCGAGTAATTCGTCGGCGGCTGTCTGATAGTCTCGTCTTTGTAAGCCGTCCAGAGTTTTGACGAATCCGTGAAGGCGCGGCATACCCATGTTGAACACCAAATCTGCCAAGGCTCTTTGTCTAACCTCTGACATGTCTCGCCACCAAGGCAGGGTCTTATCAAGCTCATCCTCTACAATCTTGATATCGTTTTGCAGAAGATAATCGACCTCTTCATCTGACAAGCCTCGCTCACGCAGATTCCTACCCACGCCTATAGTTTCAATTCCCAAATGGTCTTTGTAGACCAAATTCTTGACGCCCTCATGGAAACGCAACTGCGTTACAAATCTATTGATATTCATATCTGCCCCCTAGTCTTTGCCCAGCACACGATCAAGTTTGTCCTCAACACGATGCAATGCATCCATCACCGCTCTCATATCGTCCTTCATGTCAGACCTTGTGGCGTAATCTTCGCGCGTCCTGTTTAACAAAATCTCAACCCGTTTCAATTCTTTGGATTGTGTGCCAAGAAACCAGCCGCCACCCAAAATAATTACGCCCATGAGGCCATCGATAATATGCACTAAATCAATACCCATCAGAACGCCTCTTGGCAGGCAAACGTGATTCCATATTTACTAACATGGTCTGCATCCCAGCCCAGTTCGTCACTGGTCATTCGCATCAGACAGCGCGGATTAGATATCACGATGGCCGCGCTACTGCTAACCGCAACCTTGACCTTTGGCTCAATCTGGACTGATACAATACCAGAGCCATTGCTGTCTGCGTCATCCACAACCATATGCAGTTTTGACGATGCGGCACTGCCCAACTGTATATAATCGCCAGCCTTGAAGATACCTGTCACGCTGTTCTGCCCTGTACTGATCGTCAGCGTGAAATCGCCCACACTCGCGTTTGCGCTGAGTGTATTTGACCCCGTGATAGAACCTTGGGCTGACTTGGCATCTGGATCGCCTAACAGAAACGTGCCAACGCGCCCATGCAATTTCATGAAGAATGCTTCCCATGCCGCCGCTTCAGAGCGCATCATCGGTGGCAGGCTTATCTCTGCCGTCCAAAGCGCGTAATCATACTCAAAGACCTGTTGCTGGCCCGTGAACGGCGACTCTGCCATTGCGTTTTGCCTGATAAGACGCCAAGACGAATTGCGAAACGCTGGGGTGGCGGGATGGTTTAGGGGATATGTTGGTGCCGCCATTTATCTGCCAAACGCAGAGGCCACTTGACCACCACGCCTTCTGCTTTCTACGACTGCCTCAAGGGCTTGCTGTTTGAACACGGGCATCATTGTCATAATTTCGGCCCTTACCGTCTGCGATACGCCAGCGTCAATGTTGATTGATTGATTCACCACCGCACCCGACTGCCCAAGCATGTTCTTGGTGTCGTGGTTGTTTCTTATCACCCCTGCGGATGATGGCACGAACAACTCTGGGCCTCGCTCACCGACCAGCGTTGGCCCCTGAACACGACCACCCCCTGCGCTTGCGCCTAGTTTTGGCAACGGGATAGTCTGCAATTCCCCAGATGTGCCGCTTAAACTGAATACGCTATTCATGATGCGGTTGATCACCGCAAGCTCAAAGGCTTTGGATATCATCGTTTTGGCAAAGCTACTGAAGATATTTTGCAAGGAATCCAAGTTCATCTTGCCGCTAACAACCATATCAGCAAATGAAGCACTGATACCTCTTGACATCGATGCTAGTGATGAATGCATTTCCTTAGTCATCGGGTCCAATTCTTTCGCCTTTGATTCAAATTTATGTATTTCATCTGTGATCACACCAAAGGAATCAGCCACCATCATGGTTGCCGCTGTGGCTTCCTCTTCAAACTTATCTATTTCTTGCGTAATCAAACCAAAGGAATCAGCCACTATTACGGTTGCTTTCGCCGCTTCTTTATTTGCCTCTTCAAACTTTTCTATTTCTTCAGTGACCACTGCAAATGAATCTGCGACTAGCATGGTCGCATCTGCGGCTTGTTCACTTGCCACGCTGTTAAATTCTAAGGCATTTAATTCGGCTGATGCCTTTTTTGTTGCGGCTGTTGCATCAATCTGGGCCTGCAATCTTTCTTCTTCTCTGATCAGGCGCAGAATCTCATTGAGTTGATCATCAGTTGCCGACGTCAAATCTCTCGTAACTTTCAGCGCCCTTAATTCCGCTGACGTTCTGCCATCAATTTCATCGTTCAACAATCGAACTGCAAACCGCTGATCATTTAAGGCTTTGGTGACCTTATTTTCTGACTTGATTTGACCTTTTGTTTTTGTCTGTGTCCCACCACCAGAATCACCTGTTGGCGCATCCAGTGTGTCAGCAAGTTCTGAATTAAGTTTTTGAGCGTCTGTTGTAAGGACCGAAATTTCTGTTTGTAGCTCAACGATGTTGTTTTTGAGTCTTTGTAAGCCGCCCAAGGCGGCATTGCCTGTGGCATCCCCGCCCTTCGCCATGGGGAATAAAAGGGACATTACGTCATCTTTTGTTAATCCCTCTGTCGCCTTTTGCAAATCTTTTCGCGCTTGTGCTAATTTAATTGTCTTTTCTGTTAGTTCTGCCTCTACAGCCGTCAAATCTCTGAGTATGTTTTCCTGTGGCCTTCCAACCTCATCAA